TGTTTTTATCTTCGTTTCCCTCTACTGTTTGCCAAACAAAAGAGACGTTTGCCTTAGATTGTAGAATAGGATCGTTTTCAAGCTCTTCTGCGTTTGCTGGCTTGATACGGTTATTTTCTTTATCAAGCCTTGAAATATGAATAAGAAATCCGTTTTTTTGAATCCAATCTGCCTCGTTTTTATATCTAACATCAGAAATGATTGCAATCTCATCTTTTTTTAGATACGAAGAGAGAGAATCAATCCAACAATCTTCATTGAGCGCTCTGCGAATATGAGTTCCATAAGCAACAAGAAATGGGCGAATGATTTTCTTTTCATCGTCATTTTGAGTAAATGGATTCAATCCAGTTTTCTTTTTAAGAAATGGGCGAACTTCTCTTTTAAGCTCATCTGCAAAAGCATATCTTTTAGCCTTGATCCCAATTTTTTTAAAGATTTTGACAAAGTTATTGGCAAGAGTATCCTTGCCGCTTCTTGCTACGCCTGAAATTCCAATAATCATAATTTTATTTTAAACCCCAGTTGACCCAAAGCCTCCTTCGTTGCGTTCACTTTGTTCTAGGTGAGAAACAAAAGTAATGGATGGATGAAAATGTTTTTGAAAAACTAATTGACAAATTTTATCTCCACTCTTATAGATTTTGCTTGGATTGACAGTGCAAACAATACTGTTACCATCAACGATCATCAAATCTTCTGGCTGAACAATGTATTTAAATCGAACTTTGATTGTCGATCTAAAGCCAGAATCAATAACCGCAACAGAGTTTGCCAAAAGCAAGTTATATCTGCTCACGCTTGATCTTGGAAAGACAAGAGTGTAAATATCATCATTGGGCGAATTTACTGGTTGAAAACCATCAATTTTGATGTTTAAATCATATTCGATATAGTCAATGCTTTTGTAAGCATTTAGGTCTTCATCACGAAGAGAGCCAACAATTCTTGGTTCAGAAGCTGCAACTACATCATACCCAACATCGCCATCATAAGCGGGTTGAGACATGTTCGAATCGTTATCAACGACGTAAATCAAATCAGGGAAGTTCATTTTCTAAATTTTTAGCGAGTTCATAGTGACCGTTATTAGCCAATATGGTTGTCGTATGAACATACGAAATTTTTTCTAAATCTTCTTGAAATTCTTGACAAGACATCAAAAAACCAAGGTTAATGTCTTCAAGACCTGCTTCTTTGAAGCACATCATTACTTGCTCCAATGCTTTTGAACAAGCATCTGTAACGTCTTCGGCGTTAACTACACATTCCCAATCGCCGCTTTGAACAAGGAATATTTTTTGTTTGAAGTTTTTTAAGATAACCATAGAACTCATTCTATTCCAGAAACATCCTTCTGTCAAGAAGGATTTTCTATTTATACGGAAGATAATTAAAGTTAACTTTAGTATAAATCATGTTTTAAGTACTTCTAACGTCATAGAAGAAAGAGAACGTTAGGGATACGAAGGGAGAGGGGGTAATTCTTGCAAAAAATCTGAAAAAAGTTTCAAAACATATTTTCTGATTCATTCATTGACAAGAGCGCATGCTTGTGTAATATATCGTATGACTATTTTCGATGAGCAAATTTCGCGCAAGCCAGATCGGTACCCTTGGGTCCAAGATTTTATTTCAGCAATGCATGAGGGTTTTTGGACCCATAAAGAATTCAGCTTCTCAAGCGATGTTCAAGATTTTAAAGTTAATCTTGATCAACAAGAAAAAGAAATCATTATCCGCACGCTATCTGCCATTGGCCAGATTGAAGTTGCTGTGAAAAAGTTTTGGGCAAAGCTTGGCGATAATCTGCCACATCCGACGTTAACTGACTTAGGATACGTTATGGCAGGTGTTGAGGTCATCCACAACAACGCATACCAGAGGCTTTTAGAAGTGCTTGGAATGGAAGATATTTTTGAACAAAACTTGAAGCTCGATGTTGTTTCTGGTCGCGTTAACTATCTTCGCAAATACACCCATCGTTTTTACAAAGATTCAAAGAAGCAATATGTTTATGCTTTGATTCTTTTCACACTTTTCATTGAGAATGTTTCTTTGTTTTCTCAGTTTTATATTATTCTTTGGTTCGGAAGATACCGCAACGTTCTGAAAGATACCACTCAGCAAGTTACCTATACAAAGAACGAAGAGCTTCTTCACGCAAGAGTTGGCATGAAACTTGTGAATGTTATTCGTCAAGAATGCCCTGAACTTTTTGACGAGGAACTAGAACAAAGAATCTTGCACGAAGCAGCAGAAGCTTTCAAGCAAGAATCAAAGATTATTGATTGGATCATTGGCGACTTTAGCGCACAAAGAATCAATGGCGCAATCCTCAAGGAATACGTTAAGGGAAGAATTAACGATTCTTTGAAAGAGATTGGCTTCAAATCCTTATTTACTATTGACAAAACTATTGCTAGAGACTATGAATGGATGGATGAGGAAGTCTTGGCAAACAATGCTGTAGATTTCTTCTACCAACGCCCCGTTGACTACGCAAAGAAAAACAAAACCTTTGAACTCGAAGACCTCGTTTGAAATGACAAAATACTACTGGCTAAATCAAAAATCCCGTGAATTCCTATCTCGCGGCTATGTTGGCGAAAATCAAACAGCAGAAGAAAGAGTAAGGCAGATCGCTGAAACTGCTGAAAAATATTTAAATATCAAAGGCTATGCAGATAAGTTTGAGGATTATATGTCTCGCGGTTGGTTCAGTCTTTCTTCTCCAGTATGGGCGAACTATGGACTCGAAAGAGGTTTGCCTTGTTCTTGCAACGGTTCGTTCATTGATGACACAATGGAAAGCATCTTGTATAAGAATGCTGAAATTGGAATGATGACTAAAAACGCTGCTGGAACATCCGCATACTTTGGAAAGCTGCGCCCAAGAGGTGCAACAATTAGTTCTGGTGGGGCTTCTAGCGGAAGCGTTCATTTTATGGAACTGTTTGACAAGGTTGCCAATATCGTTTCTCAATCTAATGTTCGTCGCGGTTCAATGGCGGCTTATTTAGACGTTGACCATCCTGATCTGGAAGAGTTTCTTCGCATCCGCACAGAAGGCAATCCGATTCAAGAGCTTAGCATTGGAGTCTGTATCTCGAATGAATGGATGAGAGGACTTCTCAACAAGGAAAATGACAAGCTAAAAATCTGGGGACAGATTATCAAAAAGAGATTTGAAAGTGGTTATCCATATATTCATTTTACTGGAAATGCTAATGATCAAGCTCCAGCAGTTTACAAAGACAAGGGCGCAAAGATTTATGCAAGTAATCTATGCAATGAAATCCAACTGTCATCTGACAAAGATACTTCTTTTGTTTGTGTGCTTTCAAGCATTAACTTGCTTCATTATCATGAATGGAAGGATACTGATGCTGTTGAAGTTTTGACTTATTTCCTTGATACTGTTACCGAAGAATACATTAACAAGACTGAAAATATGCCATTCATGGCTGCTGCAAACAAGTTCGCCAAAGAACAGAGAGCAGTTGGTCTTGGAGTTCTAGGGTGGCATTCTCTTTTGCAAGCTAGTCATATTGCTTGGGAGAGCATGGAGGCTAAACTCTTGAATGCAAGTGTGTTCAAGCTAATCGCTGAAAGAAGCTTGAAGGCAAGCAAAGAAATGGCTGAAAAATATGGTGAGCCAGAAATGCTGAAAGGCTATGGCGAAAGAATGGTCACTCGTTTAGCTATTGCTCCAACTGTTTCTTCTTCATTTATTCTGGGTCAAGTTTCTCAAGGTGTTGAGCCTCAAAACTCCAACTATTATGTAAAGAAGCTCGCAAAAGGTTCCTTCACTTATAAAAATCCATATCTCAAAGAACTCTTGGATGAAAAAGGTAAAGATGACCAAGAAGTTTGGAAGAGCATTCTTGAAAATGGCGGCTCTGTTCAGCATCTTGATTTCTTGAGCGAACATGAAAAAGATGTGTTCAAGACTTTCGGAGAAATTTCACAAAAAGAAATTGTTATTCAAGCAGCGCAGCGTCAAAGGTTTATTGATCAAGGACAAAGCTTGAATCTCATGATTCCTCCGTCCACTTCTATTGGAGAAGTAAGTAAGCTAATGATTTTTGGATGGGAACAAGGAATTAAGGGATTTTATTATCAAAAGTCCAGTAACCCAAGTCAGTTGTTGGCTCGCTCACTTAATGAGTGCAAGTCTTGCGAAGCTTAACTAATTGTTGATAAAAATAATTTTTTAAGTGTAAAAAGTAAACATGGAAGTAGATTTTTCTCAACAAATTTTAGAGGCGAAAAACCGCACTGGACCTAAAAGTTCTGCACAAACTCCTGCAAAGGAAGATGAGCGTAAAAAAGGTTCAAAAATTAACGAGCCAGGTTCTGCTGGCACATCTCCTGATGCTAAAGAAAAAGCAGAGAAAAATCTTGAAAAAGACGACGAGAAAGAAGTTGTAAAAGCTGAAATCACTTTCAACGATAGGATTATTGAATCTTTGAAGAAGAAAGCAGAAGAGCACAACTCGAAACATAGTCGTAAAGTTTCTGTTTCACAATTGAAGAAAGTTTATCGTCGTGGATTGGGAGCTTTTAGCTCAACTCATCGCCCAGGCAAGAGTCGCCAACAGTGGGCGATGGCTCGCGTCAATACTTTCTTAAAGATGATGCGTGGTGAAAAAGTCAAAGACGCATATAAGGCTGCTGATGGCGATATTGCCAAAGGCTCTGAGGCTTTTGACCATAACCATGACTTTTATGATTTCGAAGACCTTGAGCTTCAACTAGCTCACATTAACCTCATTGAGGCAGGCGTTTTATTTGAAGAGATGAACATCTTCAATGAAGACATTGACTACACAGAGGCTGAGCAGAAAACATTAAATAAGCCATTCAGACTTCCTTCTGGCTCTAATAAGAAATTTGGCGTTTACGTTAAAAACGATAAAGGCAACACTGTAATGGTCAAGTTTGGTGATCCAAACATGGAAATCAAGCGTGATGATCCAGAGCGCCGTAAGAATTTCCGCGCTCGTCATCAATGCGACACTAATAGAGGCCCGAAATGGAAAGCAAGATATTGGGCCTGTTATTTATGGTCTAAAAAACCAGTATCTAAATTAACAGCAGAAGAACTTAATTCTCTCGATCCAATCGAAACTTTTTACGCTAAACAAGAAACGAGAAATGACATGATCGCAAATCAAGATGAACAATTCATCTGCGAAGATAGCCTCCCAACTCAAGAAGATATATTGAAAATAAATCCGCTTCTTGAAAATATTTATTATATCGAAGAAGAATTAGGTTTTTAATAGTTGATAATTAGGAAATTTTGGAGATAGGCATTTTGATAAAATACTTTTATGATTAGAATTTAATTTTTCAGCCGCTTCTCTAGCTGAATTGTAAATTTGATCATCTATTTTTATTTTAAAACCTCTAGATTCTCTCATTTTTTTCTTTGTCTCTTCAGAATGCTTAGTGATTAATCCATTCGGATATAATCTTTTACCATTTTCCCTTCTCTTCTGTCTTAGGCTTTCTTTTAAAGCGGCTTTTCTAGTTTCATTAATCTGACGCTGCCTAATTTCTTCTTTATAAGGATGATTAGAGATAATATCTCCTCCAGAAGCATGTTTATTAATATTTAAGCTATTAGGATTCGCATCTAAAAAATACTGCTCTTTTTCTTTAACGCATTCCTTATCACATTGTAATAAAATACTAAACTGCAAATTTGCGTCTCCATATTTATCGAATATTCTCTGCAATAAAATATTAGAATGATTATTATTACGCAATTGACTTAAATGCCTTTTCCATCTTTGCTCAATATTAATTGAACTTCCTATATAAATTTTATTATCTATAAGGCTGGTGATTTGATAAATGCCGATCATATAAAATATGTACACGAAGATGTAGTATTTGGGAAAACAATTTAAGTAGAAAACTCTTTATTGTTTCGTACTATTCTAGTAATCGTACAGACAAAAGATGTTTAGTATTTATCATTCAGCATTCAATCTCATTAAGCACGGTTTTGTAGGCTGGGAAAACAGCGTACAAAACTCTTGCAAATTCGCAGACGAAGTAATTATTGCAGTCAATACTTCTTCTGATGGAACAAAAGAAGCTATCGAAGAATCTCTTAAAGATTTCTCTAATTGGAAAATTATAGAAACAGATTTTTCCTACCAAGACCCTTGGTTAGATGGCAAGATTAAAAACGCTGCGCTTCAAACTTGCACGCAGGATTTTAAGATTCAACTCGACTTGGACGAATACATTCCATTATGGCAAAAACCATTATGGCAAAACTTGGCAATGCAAATTGCTCTCAGTCCAGTTCAATGCGCAGCAGTTGCGTCAGTGAATCTTTATAAAGATTGGGAGCATTTTTCTTCAATCAATAACAAGCAATACTTCCATAAGGGACAAGCTTATCGCGCTCCAAGTATCGCCGCTAGAAAACCAGACGGCACAATTAACACCAAAATGAGCGATGGTTGTGACTTGGTTAATGCTGAAGGTCAATTTGTTTCAACCATTGGAACCACAACAAATTTAGAATCTCTAGAGCTTGGCGTTTCACCATTTGTTGTTCATTTTGGCTATGTAGATTTGGACTCTCGACTAAAGAGAAATCATGAATTCTGGCATGAACATTGGTATATTGAGGGCGGTGGACAAGACCCCGCTCATACGATTCACATGAAGCATGAGGATTTTGAATACCCCTACATCAAGCACTCTATTAAATTATGAGTATGTATTCTCAAGTTAATCAAGACGATTTTGTTCTAAGCCTCATTGAAGAGGGGTTTTATGTAGATATTGGGGCGGGCGACGGCTTCCAAACCCCAAATGGAGGAAACTCTCTCAAGCTAGAAGAGAATGGGTGGGATGGAATTCTTATAGAGGGAAACCCAGCATACTCGGAATTTTCAAAGAAGTATAGAAAGGGTAAATCAATTAATTGCTTTATTCCTCAAAAGAGTCTTCTTTCTATTTTTCAAGAAAACGAGGTTCCTAAAATTATTGATTATGTATCAATTGATATTGAGCCTTCTAGTTTTGTAGCTTTAAAAGATTTCCCGTTTTCCGAGTTTGAGTTTAAAGTTCTCACTTACGAACACGATGCGTATCCAGACTATAAGGGTGCGGACGCATATCAAATAGCTTTAGAGGAAAAGGAAGCTTCCAGAAAAATATTGTATGAGGAAGGTTATTTCCTTCTTGCAGAAGACATCCAAGTCCCTAAGAAGCCTAATTATTTCTTTGAAGATTGGTGGGTTAATCCCGCGTTTTTTGAACAAAGATTATTACAGGATGTTCAATCAAGTAAAATCATGGGGCAAGAAATTGTTAATAAAATTTTAAAATGGAAACAATCATACTTGGATCGCCATCAACAGGTTTAGGAGATATTTTGCTGCTTACATCCGTATGCAAACATTTACTAAAGACATCTATTAAAGTTAAAGTAGAACTTCCCCATAGTAAAGAGAGATTCGCACATTTATTCGAAGGTCTTGCTCAAGTTGAGCTTAAAGACGAATGTTGCATTACCCCTGATATTGGGGGCGGTCATTACGCAACTCGGAAACTAAGACATTTCTTTGGAAATTCAGCCGACAATTTAGACAATCGCCCTCTTGTTTTATATTCTGACCCAGAATCAGAAAGGTGGGTTAGCGAATACCTCGAAGACAAACCCAATCCAGTTATCTTTGTTTCTGCATGTTCAAAACAATGGGATTCGGTAAGAAGCATGCCAAGAGAATTAGCAGATGGGGTATTGGGAATGCTAAATGATGCGGGCTATACTCCGATATTGTGTTCGTATTCAGAAAACGTAATGGAATTAGATTGTAAGTATCAACTAACAGACCTTCCATTGGTGAAATATATTTGCTTGCTTAGAAGGGTTGGTCGTTATGTGGGTTGTAATACAGGAGACATGCACTTAGCGGTAGCCGTAGGAGCTAAAACTGAAGTTTTTCAGCCTTTCGACCACCCCCTATTTAACGAATCAGAGTGGAACTATAACCACCCAACAATTAACTACTCTCGCTTTCAATGATTAAAATCTTAGTAGATGAAGGTTACGCATACGATTACCTAGCTATTCTAGCAGTTAAAGCAAAAAAAATTAATACCGATAAGACTTTAGATGCCAAGAATCAATGTCATGAATTTTTAATGAATCAAGTTGGAGAAGATAAACATCTTGATATTTTAAAGTCTAAGGCTTTTACGGACCTATTCGATGTTAACTCAGAAACTTTTGATGCTGTAGAAAAAGCTAGATATGGTAAAATTTCAGCTAAAGAAGTTGACGATTTAAATATGAAAAGGTATTATCGTAAAGTAGCGTTGCAAAATGAATTTTTTCCTCATATAGAAACTACAGAATTGAAATCATGAAAACAATCATTATCACAGGAGTCACTGGTCAAGACGGTTCTTTAATGGCAGACCACTTGCTAAAAGACCCCAACAACTTTGTTTATGGAGCATGTCGCCGTTTGAGCGTCCCAAACCACCAAAACATTGAACACCTAAAAGATCACGAAAGATTCAAGCTTTTAGAGCTTGATCTCACTGATGCAGAAAGCATTAATGAGGCAATTAGACAAATCAAGCCAGATTACTTCGTAAACTTTGCCGCAAATTCTTTTGTTGGTAATAGCTGGAAGATGCCAATCAATCACATGCAAACAAATTGCATGGGTGTTCTTTATTGTCTTGAGGCAATTAAGAATCTTTCTCCACATACGAGATTTTACAACGCTGGCAGCAGCGAACAATTTGGAGACGTAGCCTATTCTCCACAAGATATTAATCATCCATTTAAGCCAAGATCGCCTTATGGAGCATCTAAATGCGCTGCGCATCACCTTGTTAAGGTATATCGTGAATCTTATGGAACTTATGCTGTTCAAGGCATCTTGTTTAATCATGAGGGTGTTCGTCGCGGTGAAGAGTTTGTCACTCGCAAAATCACCAAAAATGTAGCTAGAATCTATAACTCTAAAAGAAGCGGCGAATCTTTCGCTCCAATCGAGCTTGGAAATATTGACTCAAAAAGAGATTGGAGTGACGCTCAAGATTTTGTTCGCGGCGTTTGGATGATGTTGAATCAAGAATCTCCAAAAGATTATGTTCTTTCGGCAAATGAAACGCATTCAGTTCGTGAGTTTGTTGAGCTTGCTTTTAAAGCTGCCTTTATTGAAGGCGATTGGATTGGAGAAGGCTTGACAGAGCGTTTCGTTGATAAAGAAACTGGTAAGGATTTATTGATTATTAATCCAGCTTTCTACCGTCCAGCAGAAGTTGACCTTCTTTGGGGCGATTCAACCCCAGCAAGACAAGAACTTGGTTGGACCCCAAAAACATCATTTTCAAAATTAGTTGAAAAAATGGTTGCATCAGACCTCCATTGGCCTTATAATGATTAATTATGAATATTCTGCAAATTGGATGTAATAATTGTGACGATCATGTTTTTGATTTCGTCAAAGAAAATAAAAATTTAATCAATAATTTTTTTGTAGTTGATGCTCTGCCTAAATGCTGTGAAAAAGCAAAAGAAGTTTATAGCTTTTTTGATAATTTAAAAGTCTTCAATAATGCAATTGGTGTAGAAAACACAACTTGTAGATTTTATTTTCCAGAGGGTGACGAAGAATCCGCTCACGCATCTCTCAATAAAGAGCATGTAATAAAACACCATCACCCCGATGTCAATTTTATTGATGTGGAGTGTATTGACATTAATGATTTCTTAAAAAATCTTCCGCCAATAGATCGTTTATATATTGACATTGAAGGTTTAGATGTGAAAACGCTAATGCACATGAATGATGAATATTTTAATATTCCTTATATTGAATATGAATTCTATCATGGCCAAGACACATTTAATCCTGGAATAATGCATCATTTTCTCTTGCAAAAATTTGCATATCATGGATATTCAGTAAAACAAATATCTGAATACAATTGTGCCGCAGAAAAAACCAAATAAAAAACTCATAGTTTCCAAATTTGTCGAGATTCCCGCTAAATCAAAGCGGGAGTTTTGGCAAAGAGAGTATGTATTGCTGAATCGTTTAGTTGAGAGATACGGTCTAGAATTTTTAAGAGATACGAGTTTCTCCTTAAAAGGAGACAGCTTGGCCATTTTATTTGCGCCAAAAATCCTTCAAGATTTAGATAAAAGATTCAAAATTTACAGCAGCGAATCTCGTATAAATAGGGAGCCTCAAATTATTTTGCAAGACGACCCGTTGAATCAGCCAATTTTAATTGAGCATAAACCTAAAACCATTAGAGATTTTTTAAATGAAAAAGACTAAAGAAACAGAAGACAAAAAAATCACTTCAAGCGAAATCCTTGACTCTTTCCTAAAGCAAAATTCGGAAGATCACTATAATTTTGAAGATACAGTTGACTACAAGGTTTCAAGCGGATCATTGCAGCTTGATCTTCAATTGGGCGGAGGTTTTGGTCCTGGCTTACATAGATTTGTAGGAATCAATGAAGGCGGAAAAACCAGTGAAGCTCTAGAAGTAATGAAGAACTTCTTGATCGAAATTCCAAACTCCAAAGGTTTTTACATCAAGGCTGAAGGTCGCCTTTCTCCAGAAATGCAAAAGCGTTCTGGAATCAAGTTTGTTTTCAGTGCCGAAGAATGGGTTGTTGGAACTTGCTTTGTTTTTGAAAGCAATATTTATGAAACTGTTGTGGGAGCAATGAGACAACTGGTTTCGAAGAATGAAGAAACCATTAAGTTCTGCTTCCTATTGGATGCAGTTGATGGTCTTATTGCCAAGAACGATATGGACAAGTCTTTTGAGGAAAGTTCAAAGGTGGCTGGTGGCGCAGTTATTGCTGCAACATTCATGAAGAAGCTTTCGATTGCACTTGCAAAGCGAGGCCACATGGCCATCTTCATTTCACAAGTCAGAGCAGACATTAAGCTTGACCCGTATTCTAAAGCTCCTATTCGCCAGACATCTGCCACAGGAGGCAATGCATTGCTACACTTTGCAAACTGGATTCTTGAGTTTGAACCTCGCTTTAAAGGAGATTTGATTCTTAAAAATGCTGGTGACAAGAGCATTGATTTGGAAAAAAATCCTCCAATTGGACACTGGGCAAAAGTCACAGTCAAGAAATCTCCAAACGAGAAAACTAATCTCACTATCCCATATCCTATTCGGTATGGCCGCACAGGCGGCAAGTCTATTTGGATTGAGAAGGAGATTGTCGATCTCCTCTTGGCTTGGGAGCTTGTCAATAAGAGTGGTGCTTGGTTCTCTCCAAGCGAAGATTTCTTGCAGCTACTAGCCGAAAACTCTCTGACATTCCCACCTAAAATTCAAGGCGAAGCATCTCTTTTTAAGGTTGTTGAAGAGGACGCAGCGCTTCTTAGCTTTTTGATTGAATATTTTCGTAAAATGATTGCTAATGAAGTTTAAAACTTTAAATGGGAAAGAGAAGCTGCTGAAAAATGCGTCAAAATATCTAATTAATTGGCGAACGAAAACTCGCAGCAAATTCCAAGACGAAGTTAAAAAGTTTTTAAAAGCATAT